GAGACATACTAAGAACCATGTTCATAATAGCTAGTCTCCCCTAACTTGTAAATGAACTAGATTCCAGTTCATATCAGTTATAGCTTTTACTTATAACCAGTTATAGAAAATTCATATAACCATGGTTAATTTTTTATTGAAAAAAATTGTCTTGACAACTATAATTATTTCAGAATCATTAATAATGATTCACCGGAGGAAACCCAATGACAGAATCGGAAATTAAAAGCATGGCCATAGACTTAGCAGAGAAACAAGGGTTTAAAGTTAAACGTGTAACGACATGCGCATGTTTTGAACTCGAAACACAAAATGAAATTATTGAAATCAGCACAACCACAAACGCGAAAGCGACGGTATGTATTAACCGGTTTAAAAAAGACGGTTTGTTCAGAATACCAACCGCTCACGAGTTAATTAAAATCGGATGTAGACAAACGACCGCCGAAAAGAAAATCAATCAAATTATATAGAAAGGAAAAACAGAACATGAACACAAGCACAGATTTAATTATCAGAGAACTAGACAACGCGTTTATCGCTACAATGGAAATCGCCATTATGTTTGGCGATAATCACCCACGGGTTGCGCGACTGCTGCGGGAGTGTATCGGGGTTGTAAAGTCGGCTTTCTGGCTCGATCTTATCAGCGATGAAGAATACACTAATATTTACAAATCATTAGCCGATTCTGAATCGCGTGTTTTGACGAATGGAGGTTATTATGGTGTATAAAAAATTTAAAGATTATAAGTTAGAAATCATTAAACTGATTTTTACTAACACCGACCCGTCTTCAATCCTTTGCCGGATTGAAGAATTGGAGTTAAAAGGCAGTATTACAGTATCGCAGATACAGTTATTAAGTGATATCGTTTATAACGCAAATGTTTATAAGATGCTCCGGCCGGCTAATATCAAACAAGCGCTGGCTTATAAATTGCGGTATGATGAAATGATATTGGAATACAAAGGGCGCATTATAGCGCGGTATTATCCAAGCAAGGGAATGGCGGTTTTAGGATGAACAACTATCTATTAGAAGTCATTATCGGGGCATTCACCGGTCATTTACTGGCCGATGGTGTGACATGGCTATTGAGAAAAAATAAAATGATTAATTTAACTAAAGAAGAGTTAGTATCTATTGAATCGCTATTGTATGTTAAATATAACGCTCTTCATGATATTGGTTTATATGAAGATGCCCGATATTATAATGATCTTAGAGATAAAATAGCTAATATGATTAAAGAGGGAAATTATAATGAGTAACATTATAAAAGTCTATGCAACTGATGATTTGTTAGAAGATATTGAAAGGTTTATGATGCAGTCGAAGTATCACGCCGACAAATATCAAAACGAACTATATTATTTGTTTGATTTGTGGATAAATTGCGAATTAAAGCGCAATCACTGGCACGTTATCAGAACGCCGGAAAAATGGACGTTTCACAAAATGCCGGTAGACGGGTTATCAATCATAACCGATTTTCAAAAACAGAAAAAAACATATATTGGTTATATGGAGTATGACGGAAATTATAATCTTCACCCGTCGCTAGGCGTGAGATATGGGCGGATAAAGTAAATGGCACGAAAAGTATACACCGAGGCAGAGCGCGAGGCGCGTAAAGAATATACGCGATTGCGCGCTATCGCCAATAAAAGAATTGCAAGGCTTGAAAAAGCCGGTTTCGAAAATAATTACCGCAGATTCCCGACATTGAAAGAATTAGGCGATTTATCCGACCGCCAGCTTGCAAGCGCCAGGGCGTTTGTAAATACGCCGTGGACTAAATCGGGCGTTCGCCGGGAATATTATAAACAGGAAGATAAAAAGACCGCGGAGGCGTTGCAAGCGCACGGTTATAACATACCGCCAGGCGCAATAAAAGGATTTACACAGTTTATGGAAAACTGGCGCCGGCAGGAAATGGCAAAAGGCAAACGCTTTCGGGCGTCCGACCAAACGGCACAAGTATTTGAAAATGCTTTGAAGCTGGGCGTTAGTCCCGACGAAATTGTCAAACACATGAAAGCATTTATAAATCACGCCGACGAACTGGCACAAATGGAAATACCGAAAGATGGCGAGGGATTATCTTTTAATCAGATACGTAATAAATGGAATTACGCAAAAGCAAAAGCTGATAAACAGAATAGAAGAAACACCGGCACAAAGACCGGCGCGGGGACAAAGAAGAAAAAGAAGTAAAGACGGGTATTATATAAATTACAAAAACATTATCAGCGCGTTCGATATCGAGGCGACAAACGACGCCGGAATAAACCAAGCGTATATGTATATATGGCAATTCGCAATAAAATACGGCGATGATGAAATGGTTATATACGGGCGGACGTGGGCAGAGTTTAGGCAATTTATAAATGATATACTTGGAACGCTGGCCGATCACGAAAGGCTTGTCGTATTTGTTCACAATCTTAGCTATGAATGGCAATATCTGAAAAGCGTGCTAGAATTTGAACCCGATAATGTGTTTGCGATGGACGACAGAAAAATTTTATATGCGACATACAAAGATAAAATCGAGTTTCGCTGTTCATATATGCAAACAAACATGTCTTTGGATTCTCTTACAAAAAAGTTTCATGTGAAACACGGAAAACTTTCCGGTGCCGAATTTGATTATAGTAAAATCAGAACGCCCGCAACCAGGCTTTCGGAAAAAGAATTGGATTATTGTGTTAACGACGTGCTGGGGCTTTGTGAAGCGATGGAAAAACGTATAGACGGCGAAAGCTATCACACATTGCCTTATACTTCCACGGGATATGTAAGGCGCGAAGTGAAGAAGAGCATGTATAAAGTCCGGCCATGGCTGATAAACATTCAACCGGAAATAGAAGAATACGAAATGATGCTCGAGGCTTTCCGGGGCGGAAACACGCACGCCAACCGCAAGTATTCCGGAAAGATATTAACCAATGTAGAAAGCTTTGATAAATCGTCGTCTTATCCGGCGTCGCAGGTAATGTATAATTTCCCGGTATCAAAGTTTTTGAGGGAAGACGACACAAGCATAGACCATCTTTTTGAATTAATGGCAAAACGAAAACGGGCGTGTTTGTTTCGGGTGGCATTCTGGGACATGTCGTTAAAAGAAGATGTATATTTTCCGTATATCAGCCGGCACAAATGCCGGAGCTTGACGGGATGCATAGAAGACAACGGGCGTGTATTGTTTGCGCAGTACCTTGAAACAACGCTTACGGATATTGATTTTATGATCATCATAAATCAGTATGAATTTACTGATATTAAAATACGTGATTTGTATTCTTCAAGATACGGGGCTTTGCCGGACGCTTACCGGGATGTTATAAAAAAATATTACCGGATGAAAACCGAGTTAAAGGGAAACAAAGAACTTGAGGAAGAATATCATAAAAGCAAAGAAAGACTAAACGCCATATATGGCATGAGCGTAATGAAGCCGACAAAGGAATTATTGCTATATGACGCGGAAAGCATGTTATTTTATGAAGACGACAAAGAAACGGCCGAACTTCTAAGAAAAAGCACCGAAAAGCCTTACCAGTCGTATGCGTGGGGCGTATGGACAACGGCAATAAGCCGGCGGGAATTGCAAACCGTGATTGACTTGTGCGGTGAAACATGCATTTATTGCGACACCGATAGTGTAAAGTTTACAACTGATATATACAAGGAAAGGAAAAACAAAAATGAAATTGAAAAAATTAAGGGAAATATCCGACGAGGAATTAGCCGATATAACGCTAGCTGCGACCGACTGGCTGTTGCTACTGGTGGTATTGCTTTTGATTCATCTGGCGGCAAACATTGTATGGGCGTTTATGAAAATGACGGAAATTATACCAGGTTTATAACGCTGGGCGCTAAGAAATACGCTTATGAAGATGAAAGCGGGTTGCATGTCACATGCTCCGGAGTTAATAAAAAGCTTGCGCCGGAAGAGCTGGGACGTCTTGAAAATTTCAAAGAAGGCTTTGTATTCAGAAAAGCCGGAGGAACCGAAAGCGTATATAACGACGAATATGGCGGAATGATAAACAGATACGGAACCGAAATCGAGCTTACGACTAACGTATTAATCAGAAACTCGACATATGAAATAGGGCTGGCCGGCGACTATAAATGGTTGCTAGACCATGCCGATACATGGCGCTTATTAGACGGCTGATGCTGGCGCCGTTTAATATAGAAATTGCTAATTGCACAAAAGAAAAAAGGAGAAAAACAAAAATGAAACAAATTATTGAAACATCAAAAGAACTTACAAAAATTGAAAAGTACCATCTTACATCTAGCAACTCAACACAAAGTATCAGAAATTTCGAAAATCAGATTTTAGAAATTGAGTATTGGGCGCGCTTCACCGACACAAACGAAAACGGCGATACAACCGAAATTTTGTCAATGGCGACAAAAGACGGCGAATTTATCGCTACTAATTCGGCCATTGTAATGCGCGCTTTCGAAGAGATTGTCGAAGCATTTGGCGATGATTTGCCACCGGTTAAGATTTTCACCGGCACAAGCAAAAACGGGCGCAAATACTACAACGTGACAGTAGCATAAATTTAAAAGCCGGTTGCCAGCGCCGGCTTTTATTTGCATGGAGGTTAAAATGAAAAAAATAATATATGATGAAAACGGTTATCTTGACATGGACAGTATTATAGAAAACAGCGCAACGTTCAATTTCATAGTAGGGGCGCGCGGAACCGGGAAAACATTCGGGGCGCTGCGGTATGTATACAAGCGCCCGGGTATTCAGTTTATGCTAATGAGGCGCACGCAGGAGCAATGTAATATCATAAGCCGGCAGGATTTTTCGCCATTCAAGGCCATAGAAAATTATTATCAAAATGAGCGCCTTATAACATGCCGGAGCGCCGGGAAGAATATGGGGCGCTATGGCGATGTAATATATAATGAAAACGGCGAGGAAACGGGATTTATTACGCAGGGGTATTCGTGCGCGCTTTCGACCGTGGCAAACATGCGCGGGTTTGACATGTCGGGCATTAAATTATTGTTTTATGACGAGTTCATACCCGAGCGCCATGAAAAGCCGATCAAGGACGAGGGAAAAGCTTTGTTAAATGCATACGAAACTATAAACAGGAATCGCGAGCTTTCCGGAGAAAAACCGGTAAAAATGATTTGCATGGCCAACTCGAATGATATAGCAAACCCCGTCTTTATCGAGCTGGGGCTTGTCACAATATGCGAGCGGATGCTTGCGAAAAACATTGATATATACGCAAACGCCGGGCGCGGTATTAATATATATCTGTTGCACAATTCGCCAGTATCGAAGAAGAAAAAAGAAACGGCGCTTTACCGGCTGGCAAACGAAAAATCAGAGTTTACAAAAATGGCAATTTCTAACGATTTTAACATAGAAACCGGCGTGAATGTCGGAAGCCGGAATCTTATAGAATACAAGCCGGTTGTGCAGGTCGGGGAAAGCGTCATATACAAACACAAATCAAACGGCACCTATTACGTAACAACACACTTGTCGGGAAACGTTCCATATTACGGCGACAATGACATGGAATTAAAGCGGTTTTGCCGTAACTATTTTTACTTGTGGGACGCCTATTTAAACCGGAAAATCATGTTTGAGTCTTACATGCTTGAACGGTTATTTGAACACTATTATTTTAAATAAAAATAATGTATAATATGCATGAGTTAGAAGGCCATAACCAGCCGGCGGAACCGGCGGCCGTGAGCATGGTTAACTCACGATTCTAACTCATTTACAGAATAGAAAGGCGGTATTGTATGGAGGCGGACGCTGTAATTCAGTTAGTGGGAAGTTTAGGTTTTCCGATTGCGATGTGTATTTTAATATTCTGGTACTTAATGAAAGAGACCGAAAACCATAAAGAAGAGGTAAGCATGTTAAAAGATGTTATCGCAAAAAACACCGAAGCTTTAATCGAACTTAAGGACAAATTAACAAATGAAAGCTGAAAATATAAAATACAATACCGCCTTGGAACTTGCGCTTATGGTAATGATTGGCGTATTCGGAACGGGTGCCAGCAGGAAAAAAGCGCTTGGCGACAGATACGAGGAAGTACAAGGCATTGTCGACCGGATATATAAATATAAAATTATTCCCGTCAGCGACATAAACCAGAAATTTGATTTTATTAATGAGGAAATGAAAAAGGAGCTATTTACATGACATTAGACGACATTATCAAATTAGCGAACGCTGGTTATACCAAAGAAGATATTTACAAGCTTACACAAGCCGGCGAGCCGGCACCCGCGCCAGCACCAGCGCCAGCCCCGGCACCAGCGCCAGCACCAGCGCCGAACAACCCCGAACCGGCACCGGACGGCACCGACCCGCTACAAGCCATTCAAACACAGATTGAAACACTAAGACAAATGATGCAGATTAACAACATGCTTTCGGTCAACCAGGAGGCGCAGAAACCGCGCACGATGGAGAATATTTTTGCGGAAATTATAAACCCGCCAGTAAAGGAAAAGAAATAAGGAGGAAAATAACATGGCCGTTAATTCTATGCAAATTACCGACGTTTATCAGATTTTAAATTCATTGCACCAGCAGGCAACCGGACGCGCCAGCATCGCGCCGACAAATACCGGCGAGTTCGTATCTATGGCGACGACAACTTTAGCGGTTGGAACCGATCAGATTTACAATACATTAATGCAAACAATCGGCAAAACGATTTTCAGCACACGCCCGTACAATCGCAAATTTGCAGGCCTTATGGCCGATAATATGAGATTCGGCGGTATCATGCGCAAAATCAGCATGGCCGACAGGGCAACCGAGGCCGAGGGCGCTTTTAACACCCATGCAAATCTTGTCGACGGGCAGAGCGTAGACCATTATTTGATCAAAAAGCCGGATTTGCTGGAAATGAGATTTTACGCTTCAACCGTTTACCAGGATTATGTGACAGTATTTGAGCGCCAGCTTAAAAACGCGTTTGAAAGCCCCGAACAGCTTGGGAGCCTTATCACGCTGATAACATCGGAAATGTCAAACAAACATGAGCAATATCTTGAAAATCTGGCGCGCGGTGCTCTGGCCAACTTTATCGGCGCCAAGAACGCGCAGGACAGCACAAGCGTTATTCATTTGCTTACTGAATACAACGATCTCACCGGCTTATCACTTACCGCACAGGATATTTATAAAGAAGAAAATATCGGCGGTTTCTTCCGATGGGTGCGCGCAAGAATTAACACAATCGCGCGCGAATTTACGGAACGCTCCGGAAAATACCAGTACCAGGTTGCTAACAAGCCGGTAAACCGTCATACGCCATACGCAAACCAGAAAATGTATATTACGGCCGAGGCGCTCGACGTTATCGATACAATGGTTAACACAACGACTTACCACGAGGAACCGCTGGCATATGCTGATGTCGAGGCAATTAACTACTGGCAGAGCATTAACAAACCGGACGAGGTGCAAGTTACGCCGAGCATTGTCAACGCTAGCGGTGTTGTAAGCATCGGCGAGGCGCAAACCGTAAGCAATATTTTTGGGCTGATTTTCGACGAAGATGCAATCGCGACAAACATTATTGACGAATATATTGTCAATACTCCGTTAAATGCGAAAGGTTTGTATTATAATACATGGTGGACAACCGAAGCCAGATATACAAACGATCTTACCGAAAAGGGCGCATTGCTTTTATTAGACTGATAATCCTATTGGGACTTCCTCTTCAAATGGCCGGTGGCTTTTCCGAGAATTACCACCGGCCAATATTTTAAAATAAGGATGTGATTTTATGTCATTTAGAATATATTATTTCAGCTTTACTAAAAAAATCAATTCGACCGCCCGTCCCGATATTAGCGACTTGTCAAATATTCCGCAAGATTTGGTAGTGTTGAAAGAAGGGTGCTCTTACCTAAACCCCGTTTTTATGATTCACAAGGGCAGTACATTTGACCCCCAGGAACCTAATAATTGGTGGAATTATTTATATGTAGCAAGGTGGGGGCGATTTTATTATATTGACGATATTGTTTATAATGAAGGTTTTCTCGAGCTGCATTGCAAAGAAGACGCTCTGGCATCATGGAAGGGTGCCATTGGAAGCTCAACATTGTATATATTGCGCGCTTCAAACGCGTCGGACGGGAATATTGTAGATACACTTTATCCGACAAAAACCAACGCGTCTTATGAATATACCACTGGCACGTCGCCGTTTATCCACCAGAGCGGAACCGAAAATATAAGCGTTTCTGATGGTACGTTTATATTAGGGATTATATCTAAAAACGGGACTTACGGGAGCGTGCGATATGTAGCATTATCACAATCCGGGTTAACGACATTGTGCCAAGCGCTTATGGATGATACGCTTTTAACCGGAGGCGCCGGAGGAACCGCGATTGATTTAAACGACGCGTCGCTTGTATTGCAAAAATCGCTAATGAATCCGCTACAATATATTGTATCCTGCGTATGGGTGCCGACCATGTACGCCAGCGTGAACGGAAATGAATTTCCGACGCTTAGCGTATGGAATTGGACGGTAACAGTAACAAATAAATCATTAGGCGCACAATTACCATATATTCAAAATCAAACTAGTATTGATCTGGTAAAACACCCACAGGCATCATCGAGGGGCGCTTATCTGAACACGTCGCCATATACGAATTTATGGCTAGAATTTCAGCCGTTCGGAATGGTGGAACTAGATACGACATTATATCGTGACGCGTCCCAGGTTAGGTGTTATATACTTACTGATAATATAACCGGAATGGGAATTTTACGAATTGGCAACGGGTCGGTCATTACCAATATCCTGCAAGCACAAATCGGCGTGCCGATTCAGCTTTCACAGGTTGTAAAAGACTATCTAGGCGGAACGCAGAATTTCGTTAATTCATTGGCCAGCGGAATCGGCAGCATATTAACCGGAGACGTAGCCGGAACGATAACGTCAATAACAAATGGCATCGCCGAGGGCGTGCGCGCCATGATTCCGAGACTGTCGACAACCGGAGGGGGCGGGGGCTTTGCAAGCTTGCGTGGCCAGCCCCGCGTTCATCATGAATTTTTCCCGATAGTTGACGCTTATAACGCAGAACTCGGACGGCCGTATTGTAAAACCGCAACACCGGCAAGTCTTGGCGGTTATCTGAAATGTTTGGGAGATGTGCCGATTTACGGGACAACCGAAGAACACGACGAAATACAAGAATATATCACAAACGGGTTTTATTATGAATAGGAGTTAATATGGTATATTATCCGAGATTAACCGCGCCGTCCGCTAGCGACCCGCGGTGGATTAATATCAATCATGGCGGTTATAACCGGTGTATTATAGGGTCGGATGGCGGTATTTCCGTTTTGCCTAATTGCACCGGCTATGTACACGGCCGGTGGATGGAATTAGCAAACAGTACAAGCGATAATTTAGGACTCGCTTTTACGAATGCATCGGGTTATTGGTCTAATTCATCGTCTTCACTTATCCGTTCATCCGAGCCGGCGCTTGGCGCTTGCATATGCTACGCGGACAAATCCGGTGGCGCCGGCCATGTTGCCATCGTGGAAGAAATCGCCAGTGATGGAACATACGTAATCGCTTCCGAGTCCAACTGGGGCGCAGAATATTTTGTCACACGAAGAAGATACAGAAACAACGATTGGAGCTGGTACACAAACCCGCATACAATATTTCAAGGCTTTTTAATTCATCCGGGTATTTCACCCGACCCGCCAATACCGCCGGAACCGCCCACGCCATCGGAACGAAAGAAAATTCTTTTATATTACGGGTTTATATTAAATAAGAAGAAAGAACTTTTAAAAGAGTATTTAATGGGAGGTAAAAAATAATGAGCGTATACGGACTAAGCCAGGCGCCATATGATTATGAATACATTAACATGTATAATGCGGTGCGCTCGCCGTCGACAGTACATGCAAAAAACACGGCGCTGGCGTTCTTTTTCCGGAAATATCTGTTAATGAAAGTATTCAGTGTTTTCGATTTTACAATGCCGGAAAACTGGAATGAATCATTTTTCAAATATATACTTTTCGGTTTTGGATATGTCGCCGTAATTAATACCGACAAATTCGGCGTCATTCCGCAGAATTGCACGCTTCACGGCGTCGGCGTATATTACCAGCCAACCCAAGCCATTATTGCAAATCCGCTATTACGTGGAATTAAACAACCGGTAATAGACAAGCAATGCACGCTTATAAAGTGCCAGCCGAATTATAGCGGAATTATGGACATTATCAGCTATTACGCCGACATGATGGCCGTCGCATCGGAAAGCCTTGGTATTAACTTGTTTAACACCAAACTAGCATACGTATTCGCAAGCGAAACCAAAACACAAGCCGAAACTTTTAAAAAGCTATACGACGACATAGCCAGCGGAAACCCCGCCGGATTCGTGGATAAAAAGCTATTCCGCGACGACGGGTCGCCAAACTGGCTGATGTTTAACCAGGACATTAAACAAACTTACGTGGGGCTTGAATTATTCGAAACTTTGCAAAAACTAGACAATGCATTCGACACGCTGGTTGGCATTCCAAACAGTAACACCGAAAAGCGCGAACGCATGATAGTTGACGAAGTGAACGCCAATAATTTCGATACCCAGGCGCTAGCCTATCAGTGGTATATTGAAATAAACAAAGGAATGAAAAAGACTAGGGAAATGTTCGATATTGACTGTAGCGTGGCGCTTAGAACGCCGGCAGCGGCAGAAACGAAAAAAGAACCGGAGGCGGAAAATGAGTAATATAACATTGTCAATTCTGGGATTGTATAATTACGACAATACGCTTTTTGACGAAATGCAGGTGCCGGAGGGCGTCGACAAGACAGGTATATTAATTCCGAACTTACTGGCGGAACTTTCCGAACTTGAAGTAATATATCCGCGTCCGGATGTCATGAAAACCATTATAGGGGTATGGAGCCGTAAGCAAAAACCAGTATGGGAAAAACTAATGGCAACCGTTAATTTAGAATATAACCCGATTTATAATAAAGACGGGTATTACCAGGAAACCGAAACGCGGGATTTGGCCAATTCAAACAGAATAACCGACAGGATAAGCGAAACCGTGACAGATGAAGGAAGCAATACAAACAGTGTAGCTGCTTTCAATTCTTCCGCATTTGAGAACCGCGAAAAGGATACAATCGCAAACGAGCGCCGGGACGAAGCGGAAAATACATCTATTTCAAATGGAACGGATACGGGAGACATTACAAGAGAACGTCATGAATATGGAAATATCGGCGTCACGACAACGCAGCAGATGATAAAGGAAGAGCGCGAGGTGGTGCAATTCAATATTGTGGGGTACATAATCGAAGATTTTAAACAGCGGTTTTGTATTATGGTATACTGATTATGACGGGGTTAGAATGGTGCTACATCGTCGGAATGTTTGCTATATTGTTTATAGGGCTGGTTATAATGAATATTGTAATAGCCTTGGAAGTAGCGAACTTTATAACCGACAAAATTATGTATAAGTTAGAAGAAATGGAGGAAAAACAAGATGTATGAGAATTTCCCATATAGCAATTTTCACGATTTAAACACGGACTGGATTGTTAAGAAGATAAAAGATGTTGAAACATCGGAAGCAAATGCAAAAGCATCGGAAGAGAATGCAAAAGCATCGGAAGAGAATGCCAAAGTATCGGAATTAAGTGCCCAGGGATTTGCTTTACAAGCTAATAATCATGCTCAGTATGCAAGAGAACAGGCACAGGCAGCCGCACAGAGCTCAACAGAGGCTGATAATTATGTATCGTCAACACGCGCACAGGTAAATTTGTTACAATCTAGGGTTGACAATATTATACCGTCCGGAACGCAAACCGAAGGAAATACGGAGCTTTTAGATATCAGAGTGGAATATGATGGCACGATTGCTTCCAGTGCCGGAAATGCGGTAAGAGAACAAGCATCCAATTTAAATAACGATTTAACAAATATGTCTTATTGGAATGCAGATTCAACAGCATGGGTATATGGAACTATAAGTGCTAGCAATGGAAGTGCTTCAACAACTACTCCGCCTGCTCCTGCTGTAAGAACTGATTATTTGGATAAAAGAATCATTTCAGTTAAAATTAATGAAGGATACAAATATTTGATAGCATGTTACCGTGATGATAATACGTATATTGGTATGTGGAACGGCACTACATTTCAAAATAGTGTAACATGGTTCACAGCATCATCTAGATTATATAACTTAAGATCAATTGGAAATTACAATACTAGAATCGTTATTAAAAATACTTCCGATACTAATATAACAATAGACGAAGTTTCAAATAATGTTCAGTTCTTATATGCAACTGACGATACTTTTACAAAAAGAGGATATTCCGCAGATTCATATGAAACCGGTGTACGTATGACGGAACTTGCTAAAGCTTTCCCGTATGCTAGGGATTTGATTACTTTGAGTAATTTGAATACTAATATTTCTGATTGGGAAATTGGAAACGTTAACCCAACTACTGGATTAAATACCGCATCATCAAGCAGAATGAGAAGTGTAAATTATTTAAACGATGCTGTAACAAGCATTATGGCATTAACAGGAACTGTTGTTTTATATGCCTACACTTCAAATACATATTTAGGTAGTTATGTTCCTTCAACCAATACATTTGAAATAGGAGCATTAAATCCTGTCAAATTGGCTGATATTTCTTCCATCAAAGAACAGCATCCTGAATATAAATTTAGAGTAGTATGGTTTTTAAGCAGTAGTCATAATATTGATCTGCCTATTGACTGGACAAATGTAGAGGAATACTCATTATTAGGATATGATAACTTGAGATCGAATACCTTATACAACAAAAACATTGTTAATATGGGAGATAGTATTTTTGGAAGATATGAAGCACCTACCGATATTTCAACATATATTTCAGTGGCAACCGGAGCAAATTGTTATAATTGTGCTTTCGGTGGTACAAGAGCTGTTGTACGTAACTCCGGAGAGTATCAGCCATTTGATTTTGGTTCACTTGTAACAGCAATAATTAATAACGATTTTACAAGTCAAGATGCGGTGGCAGAGTCAATAGGTGGACTGTATCCTAAAAATTTAGCAACATTGAAATCAATTGATTTTTCCAAAGTAGATATTTTAACTGTATCGTACGGAACAAATGATTATAATGCTGATGCTGTTATTGGTGATGTATCTTCAGATCCCACTACATTTATCGGTGCTTTGAAAAATGGCATTATTGCATTAATGGAGCAATTCCCACAAATGCGTATAGTAATTTGCACTCCGTTGTTTAGAATGATGTCGGACGGTCAAGGTGGTTATGAATCTGCTGATATTCATTTAAACGATATTCAAAAAACTTTAACAGATTATGTTGAAGCTGTCGAAACTGTTGGAAATTACGTACATGCAATTACAATTAATAATTACTACCTTGGTGTTAACTGGCTTAATTATCAACAATATTATGAAGATTCAACTCATCCTAATGAAAAGATGAGACAAATTATTTCTAATCACATTTGCAAATCATTGTCATAACACTGGAACAAAATTCCAGTGTTTTTATTTTCATGATCTGGAACAGGAGCATAAATTGGTTAGGGGAAACTAATTATTATGAACATTGTTTTTAGTATGTCTC